GTGTTAAGCCTTACTTAGTTTCTTAATCAACTTGTATGTTTCAAAGCGTTTAATACCTTTAACGTCATCACCATACTGATTAATGATAAGTCCAGTAACTCCGCTAGACTCTTCAAGCATCCTAACATACTTTCTAAGTCCATCGTTACTAAAGTGGAGCCCATATTTATCAATACTTAATATGTATTTCACGAGTTCCACAAAGAGAGGATGATTCCTACAATTTTCCAAAATCGAAATAGTTCTAATAGAGTAGTAGTCTCTCCCTTCGATATTGTAATCCTCGAAACTCGACCAGCGTTCCTGATGAATTATCCTATTTAAGGCTCTGTAAGTAGGATAGATTCCCCTAATCAAACCACCATTATCCTGGTAGTCCTTATGGTATAACATCTGTAGATAGGTGCAATGATCTCCTGAGATAGAAGATTTGTCTTCATTAAGGTTTAGACCAAAGGATTTAAAAGTGTTAAGAAGTATATCGATGTCTCTCTCATGAACACGCCAGACACCGTCGTCACCCTGGATCTGCCAGGACATTCCTACGAAGTTTATACCACTATTTAAACCAGCAGCCAATTGCGCGTCTGAATCTATGTGATTAGTAAACGTAGATCCTGAAGGCACACCATGATTACCTCTGATAATACCGTCAGGTGTAATGATGGGTATTGACTTAATCCTATCATACAAGGATTCGATCTCATGATGAAATTGACTTTGGAACAAGCTCTTAGTCATATCACAAGATAAAGAAAACAGACTATCTCCTATACTGGCATCATAACTGGAGAAGTCAATTGAAATGAGAATTTGATTATTGGCTAATGCTGCGTTAATTTGTTGCGAAATGGCCCTATCAACAGCATCGGGACCTATTAGGGCGGCTCGCCAAGGTAGACTTCTAGTATACTTCAGGATGGGTTTGAAATAACGCATTTCATTAATGGTGTCAGCCATAGGGTAACCCCAAACGTTACGAGTCTTTCCTTGCTCTTGAGTTCTAGTGAAAAGAACACAAGGATCGCGTCTAGCGAGCAACTTGTTGAAATCTTTCATATATCTCTCTTTCAGATTACCCTTCTTAAGTAGGAATGGCAAACCACTACTAGTGGAATTCTTAAGTTCTGAAATTGAATTAGATAAACTAAGGGGTCTAAGTTTAGATTTATAATCTAACATATCTACGAAAGACGAGGAATAACTACTAGTTGAGTTAACGGTAGTAAAGTAATCGTATAAGCTCGACCTCCTTTGCTTCCAGGGAGCTTGAATAGATCTAGGACCGAACTTATCCCTCTGATTGTTTTCCACATCAAGGAGTGTTTTGTTAACGTCCTTGAGATTGGCATTGAAGATAGTGTCCCATCCAAGGAGAATGTCGTCAGTATTTAAATTCTTAGCGATAGGCGATCTAAGAACGACGTCATTACCACGTAAAACTCCGGAAAGAGAAGCGGAAAGCTTTTGGGCCGCATTCGTGTCTATATCAAGTTGATTTATAAAGTTAAATGCTTTAAGGTTTGCGTTCTCATTTGAACCAAATTCGTCTAAATTGATTTCTGATGATTCTATTTCCATATTAAACTCCTAAAGTGAATGGTATTATTATTTCCTTTTCTTGCGTCTAGGACGTCTACCTTTCGATCTGCCGGATGTGTCATCCATATTGTTGGCAGTTGATAATCTCATACCAGGTTTGACCATAGTGTCATCCCAAGACATGAACCATTCCATAACTTTAATTAATGTCTCTGAGATAGTATCAATAGAAACACCCAATAGCGCTTGGCAACTAGGAGTAATGACTTGATACCATGAAGTTCCGTTTGAGACGCATCCGTGAGTGTAATCAGTCATCGCATCTTTTCTAGTTATATCTAACCAACTGATGAAAGCGTGACCGCCAGCCGCATTAAGAGCGTAAGTAGCTCTAGAGCAATATAGATTTTCAGAGCTAAAAGGTTTCAATAAACCTGGCGTCCACTCATCCGCAGTGTTGTCGTAAAGCGAAAACGACGCAGTGATGGCACCGTCAAGGTTGTTATCATATGTCCCTATCATTCTAGTAGTGCCGCTACTACCTACTTGCGGATAGTTATAAGTAACCTCTCCGTCAGTTGTAGGCATTGTCACTGAGAAACTAGAATTCCAAAATAGAGTTGAGAACCCCGTATCATGCAATGTTCCTTCAGGAGAACCGGGTATAGTGTTTTGCAACCACGCCGGAAACGTTCGTCTAAGAAGAGAGCTGATAATACTGTGGTCATCAAGTGAAGCAATAGCGTCAGTGATAAATGATTCGTCTAATTTACCGTATGCATCTATGTCTACAGCACTGAATTTAAGTAGTGCACCATCAGCGGTAGAAGTAGTTCTGTAATGGCTGAACAACCAGTAGACGTATGTGAATAAATTCTTAGGCATAGGCAGACCTTCTAATAACTTCCTAAGCATCAGAAGATTAAGCATAGCTGTTGGAGTTATTTGTTTTCTGATCTCAAATAAGCCTCTATTCCTATTGAAATTTGACTCTGTGTAGGCTATTACAGATTCGAAAGTGTAGTAGACACTTAAAGCACTAAGGATTGCATTGAAATAAGATCTAAGGTTGTCATTAGTTAACCTGCCCGCAGGGATAGAAAACGAGACATTTGCCTGGGCCTGATTTCTAATTCTAAACGTCTGCAATTCCTCGAACCAATCTTTAACAAAACTAGTGTAAGGTATCTCAACTTTAATAAATTGAATGTGAATTGGCACTGATACTACGTCTGATCCAGTGGAAAGAACTGTGTCTCTGTCAGTAGAATATGAATTAGGCACAATGCCTGTGTCAAGTCTTACCTCAATAGGAGGAACCCTGTCACTTTGCGCCCAACCATGTATTCCGGGAGATCCTGAGACTTCGTAACTGCTACCGCCGCCACCTGAGCCTGATCCAGATCCAGATCCCGACATTCTGTCACTAACTGCAGAGGCAACTTTTGTCGCCCCGGAAAATATTGTTCTTCCAACTTCACTTGCGGTGTTAGCTATACCAATCGCTTCCGCAGGTGACATACCTAAATTTTCTCTGAACGCATGATCTAATGCGGGAGACAGTCTCTGAGTCACTCCTGAGACTAGGTCTTCACCGAATTTATTTGCCATCTGTGGCATAGTAAACTCAAGGTGTCTTCTAATCTTGTCATGAGGAACCGGGCCATTACTCTGAAGGCTTTGGAATTCACTCAAACTAAGACGAGACTCCGAATTAATGCCCTTCTCGTCGCATGCTGACAAATACTCCGAGAAGTCTATACTTAAGCTGTTATCCATTGTGTGTTTTAAGTAAGGTTATGCGCATAAATTATAGCGATAAATTCGCGACTTTGATTTAAAATTAACTGTG